GATATTGATGACTATCTAAAGAATCAGCTTCTTGTAAGAAACTTTTCTACTGAAGAAGTTAGATCTAAAATGAGAGAACAAACAAATAGAGACTTTAGTGAGTTTACAGCATATCAAGTTGCATCTGGTGTAATGAATGCTAATTACGCTAATGCAGTGCCAAGAGAATATGGTAGAATCGCAGTAACATCAACATCTCAATCGCAGCGTGGTGTGAATCCATTAGGCCAAGTGAGCGGAGTTGCAAAGGTACAAAAATTTAAAACAGGTGAACGTAAAGTCAAATGGAATATCGTACCTGAACTTAAATTTAAAAACAATATTCTTGGTACAATTACAACAAATACTATTATTAATCACGATACATCGATGGGTAAATTTATTGGTACTGATGATCATGGTAGATTTAATGCACTAATTATGGATAATTCTGCTAAACAGCAAATCGCAAAGAACTATTTTGTTATGTCTGAGTTAATGAAGACAGTATCAAATAGTAATCATACACCTACAGAATTTGAAAACTATTCGTTAAAGGTTGTTGAAGGATACTATAGTCCAGAGACATATGGCATCGGTCCGCCCGGTAAATTACAAGCAGAAAAGCTTACGTCTAATGGTATTTTAGATTTAAGAAGAAAAGGTCGAGCTTTAGTATTTGAGTTACACGATCAGACCGGTAATATAGATTTAAATGCAACATTTGATCTAGCGCAAGCATGGAGCGAAGTAGGGTATTTCGATAAGCTCACACTTGACTATGACTCATATGATCCATTCGGTGATTTAAATGCACAGATAATAGTAGAGATACCAAATATAACTTCTTTCACTGATATTAGATTCAAACGTGATGTACAGACACTCTATAATAATAACGTACAATCTAATGATGCATTAGTCGAAATAAAGTTATAAATAGATGAAAAAGGTATAACATGGCACGACAACTATCGATAGAAGATGGAAACTTAGCTAGCTCGGTACTTACATCGAGAATAAAAAAGTATTCTGACATAGACTTGTTGTTTGATAAAAAACCTAGTGGAGATATCTACAAGAAACAAGAAGCGGCTGCAGTAAAGCAAGCTGTAAAAAATATAGTTTCTACGAATCGATACGAAAAACCGTTCAACATGAATTTTGGTTCTAATATAACAGGTATGTTATTTGAACTTGCTCATTCGCATATGGATAGATCTATAGAACAAGATATAAGATCTACACTGCATAAGTATGAACCTCGTGCAAAGATCCTGGATATTAACATAGTTAGTAACCCTGATGCATATACGTTACGAGTTAGACTTACATTTAGAGTAATGACGACCGGAGAGATTATTGATTTAGAAACTACTATATCGAGGTTAAGATAAATGGTAACTACAATTAGATCGACTGACTTAGATTTTACAACGATTAAAAATAATCTAAAGTTATCGTTAAAAAATAATACAGAATTTGCAGACTATAACTATGAAGGTTCTGGTCTTTCTAATCTTCTTGATGTGTTAGCATATAATACACATTACAATGCATTAATTGCAAACATGGCATTAAATGAATCGTATTTAACTACAGCACAATTAAGATCATCTGTCGTTTCACTTGCCGAAGCTATTGGTTATATGCCGGCATCTAAGGCAGCGTCTTCTGCTACAGTTAACCTATCGGTCAATACAGGTAATCTTGCAGGTCGGCCTTCTGTTTTAACATTACCTCGAGGAACACAATTTAATACAACGGTTGATGATATAGCATATACATTTGAGACAATCGGTACTATAAGTGCTACTGATGATGGTTTTGGCTTATATACGTTTAAAGATAATTTAGATTTAGCAGACATTACAATTAAAGAAGGTGCGAACATTCGTAAGACTTTTATTGTAAGCGAAAATTCTATTGACACTACATACGTTATACCTGATAAAAATATCGATACTACTACAGCATTTGTAAGCGTATATGATGATCTAACTACTACAACATTTGCTACATATACTGATTTAAAAGAAGCAGATACAATCGATGATCAGTCTAAAGTTTATATCTTACGCGAAACACCTAATGGTTTCTATGAATTATCTTTTGGTGATGGCTATACGCTAGGTAAAGCGCCAGCTGCAGGTAATAAAATAGTAGTAGAATATCTTTCTACAAATGGTCCAATTGCAAATGGAGCGACATCATTTACGCCATTAGCACAAGTAAATGTTGTTACAGCTGCTGGTACTAATTCTTTTAATCTTGCAACTACTACTGTAACTAAATCAGTTTCTGGATCTGATGCTGAAACATTAGAATCTATTCGTAAAAATGCACCATTCTCTTATGCATCTCAAAACCGTATGGTCACGGCCGTAGATTATGCTACACTTGTAAAACGTAACTTTGGTTACCTTATAAAAGATATTCAGGCATATGGCGGTGAAGATGCTGTACGAAAAGAATACGGTGTAGTTTTTATGTCAATCGTATTTAAAGATGATGTAACTCAAGCAACCATAGATAAAACAAAGGGTGATATTCTTGCATTAGGAAAGCAGTTACAGGTTATTACGTTTGATATTAAGTTCCAAGATCCTGATATTACGTTCCTTGAAACAGAAGTACGTTTTCAATTTAATCCTAAGTTTACATCTTCATCTGTTCAAGAGATTCAGAATAGGGTTGATGATGTAGTTACAAACTATTTTACTGATAATACAGGATTGTTTGAACAGTCATTTCGTAGATCTAATATGTTAGCTCTTGTTGATGACGTAGACCCATCAGTATTATCATCAAGAGCCGATCTTAAATTACAGAAAAGATTTGTACCTTTTATTGGTACTACAGAATCAGTAGAACTTAGATATGCATCACCTATTGCAGAACCAAGTGACGAAAAGACTGTTATAAGGTCTACACCATTTTTTGTAGATGGTAATCGTGTTGAAATAAGAAATAAATTAGATAGTTATAAACTACAACTGCATGCAACTTCAACTGATACTGTTTTAGTAGATAATATAGGAGAATATGCTCCATCTACTGGTATTATAAACTTAGTTGGTATTAGAGTAGATAGTATTATAGGTGGTAATAATTATATTAAAATAACCGCTGATGCAGCAAATATGTCTGTATCTTCACCTGGACAAAACCAAATTGTTGTATTCGATGATGCTCCATCATTCGTACAAGCACAAATAGTCACAACGAGCTAACATGTCATTAGATAAAACATTACGCGATATTAATCGGCGAGCTATATCGGTCCAAGATAAGAAGCACGTTAATAATATTTTGCCTGAATATTTTCAATCAGAATATCCTAAATTTGCATCTTTTATTGAAGCATATTATGATTATGCTGATAGTGATGTATCACCAACAAAACTTATTGACGAATTGTTTTTAAATCGTGATATTACACAAGTTGATATAGACCTGTTATCATTTATAGAAGATGAATTATTATTAGGTCAACAATACTTTGAAGGCTTTACAAATAAAAGAGAAGCCGCTGACTATTCAAGCACTCTATATAAATCAAAAGGTACAAAGTATAGTATCGAACAGTTCTTTAGAGTATTTTTTAATTCATTTGTAGATGTAAAATATACAAAAGAAAATGTTTTTATTGTTGGTAATGTTCATGACTTAGATAAAGAAAAAGCAAATCATAATGCTGGCATAACTCCTTATGCTCCTGAGATCACGGTATCAGCATCACGTATTGGACCTGATGATCAAAGATATATAACAGATGATAAGCTATACCAGAAGTATGCATTACTTGTTAAGTCTACATTACCTATAGACACTTGGAGAGACATATATAAATTATTTGTCCACCCGGCAGGTATGTATGTTGCTGGTGAAGTTCAAATCGTAGGTATTGCAGAACCAGATTATTTAATCATGCCTCCTGGCATTGCGGATTCTACAGGTCCAATATATGCTGGTATTGCGGATGTTGCTACAATCGCATTTAATGCAACTAATCATATAGTTCAACAAATTTTACCTACACAACAAACTTTTACACTTGCCCCCTTGCAACTAGCACACTTTCAAGGTGGTAATATGACACTACAAGAATTCGATAATAACTTTGATACATTGGCAGAAGGTGCAAATGCAGGATCGCAAACATTTGATGAAGATAACGTTGTAGGTGACGCATCATATCCTAAAATGTCAAGTAATAACCAATTACTTCTTAATTTTAGTAACGACTTCTTCTAAAACTATTATAAATAGTGATAACTTTTAAAGAGAGATAACATGGCTAGACAAATTATTAATACTGGCGCTACCGCAAACGACGGTACAGGTGACTCATTACGTAATGCCGGTACAAAGATAAATCAAAACTTTCAAGAGATATATCAATTTCTTGGCGAAAGCGATCAGGTTTCTCCATACTTGTTTATAGATTCTGATGGTATTCACTTTAATGGTAGTAGTGTTAATACATTTAAGACTATCGTAACAGTAACAGACCCTACTCAAAATAATCTTATTAATTTTCCAGATTCAAGTGGTAATGTTGTTTTAGACGGTAGTACACAAACTCTTAGTAAGAAGACATTAGATTCAGCAGAATTAAAAACACCGGCAATTAAAGATGACGATGTTAGTCACAATTATGAAATTGTACCAGGTTCGCTAACTGCTAACCGACAACTACGTTTGCCAAGTCTAGTTGATAGCGATACATTTGCTATGACTACACATGCACAAACATTACACAATAAAATATTAGATTCAGCATCACTTAACTTTCCAAAGATCAATCAGATCGTAGATACAGCAGGTGCTACTATTACAAGTTATAGTACAATTGCAAATGCAGTTAACTACGTCGATATAGGTAATGCTGATACAGGATATAATCCATCAGTTTATGCCGGTGGAGCGGATACTAATGTTAGTTTAGCGGTTGGTGGTAAAGGTAATGGAGCAGTATTATTAGATACACGTGTTGCATTAACTAGTTCAACTATGACAGCTTCTGGTAATGTAGATGCTGAACTACCACTTACAATATTTAATTCATCCACGCCTCTTACAGCATTTGTTGTAGACGGTACAGTTATTGGTGAATTAAAATACTTTGTAAATAATGGTACAGGTACAACAACAGTACAACCAACAAATTTTGCCGGCGGCACAAATACAACATTTACACAAAATCAAGCCGGATTTATGATATGGACTGGTGCGAATTGGCACCTAGCATCAAAACAATAGGATAGATAAATGCCAGCAATAGTTACAGATAATTTTAAAAGACGGGTCATTGATACTCTAATCAACGATGTAGATAGTGCAGGAGTGAGTTATCACGTTGCGGTTGGTAAATCTGAACCTTACGACTCAGCTGATACAGTTGTTACTCCTATTCAAAACATTCGTGAAATACGAAACGCACAACTTTCTATGCAATCAGTAAAGATTATTACTGATAGATCTTTTTGTGTTGAAAGATATAACTGGTCATCAGGCTCAGTTTATTCATCATGGGACGATAATATTACACAAATTCCAGCACAACCTTTTTATGTGTATACCGATGAACAGTATGTTTATGTCTGTTTAGAACAGGGTAAAAATGCGGCGGGGCAAGCTGTTACTTCTACAGTCAAACCTACTGGTACAGCAGATCATATAATGACTGCTGATGGATACACATGGAAGTTTTTATATTCAATTGGTGCTTTAAGAGAAAGTAAATTCCAAGCATCTAACTTTATACCAGTTAAATTAGTTAATGCTATTGATTCTTCATCGTCAATTGATGATACTACACAATTTGGTATTCAATCAAGTGCAATACCAGGTGCAATCGTTGGATATAGATTAACAAACACTGGATCAGGATATACAACAGCTCCTTCTGTTACTATACAAGGTAATGGTACAGGCGCTAAGGCTACAGCATTTATCGACGGTGGTTCGGTTTCTAAGATAGAAATGGCTGAATCTGGTGGAAATAAAGTATTTGGTACAGGATATGACTTTGCATCAGTTAGTATCACGGGTGGAGGCGGTACTAATGCTACTGCAGAACCTATTATATCATTTAAGAATGGTTTTGGTGCTGATCCTCGAGACGATCTAAAATGTACATCACTTATGTTTAATGTCAAACCAGCAGGTGACGAAGATTCTGACTGGGTCGTTAACAACGATTTTAGACAGATTATGTTAGTACGTAATATTAAAGACTCAGCAAACGGTACTATATACACAGGTAATACTGGTAATGCTCTTAAGATGATGAACATATCAAGTATCAATGCAGCATTTACAAGAGACCAAACAATTATTGGTAATACTTCAGGTGCAAAAGCAGTTGTTGATACATTAGATGATAATTCTTTATTCTATCATCAAAATGAAACTACTGGTTTTCTTTCTTTTCAAAACGGTGAAGTAATAAACGAACAAAACGCATCAGGTAATGCTACTATTGATAGCGCTAATGTACTTAGTGCAAGAGATGTAGATCCGGCTACAGGCCAGATACTTTATATAGATAATAGAGCAGCTGTAACAAGATCTGACGATGCTACAGAAGATATCAAAATAATCATTAGGTTATAAGGTTATAACGAATGCCCAATATATTTAACAAAAATACTTTTGCAACGACATATAAAGATGATTTTGTAGATAGTGCAAACTATCATCGAATTCTCTTTAATTCAGGACGGGCACTTCAAGCACGTGAGCTGACTCAAATGCAAACAATCACTCAGGCTGAGATAGGTCGCTTGGGTAAACATTTATTTAATCAAGGTGCTGCGGTTAATCCTGGTTCAGTAAATATTAATAACGCATATGAGTTTGTAAAATTACAAGATGCATCATTACCATCTGGTAATTTTGTAGGTTTAACACTTACATCTGGTACAACTTCTATAGGTATGGAAGTATTAGAAGCGGTTGATGCAACTGGATCTGATCCAGCAACCTTATATGTAAGATATACATCGACAACCGGTGGTACAGCAGGTACTACTCCCGTACGTGTAGGTGCAGGGGAAACTCTAACAGGTGGACCGGCTACAGTACAAGTACAGGTTACAGATACAGTAGCAAATCCATGTACAGGCGTAGGTACGAAAGTCTCTATTGCAGCTGGTGACTTCTTTGCAATCGATAGATTCGTGTTTGCAAAAGCTCAAAGTTTTATTCTTTCTAAATATACCGGCAATCCAGATGCTACAATCGGTTTTAAAGTAACAGAAGATATTATTACAACCGCTGATACAAGCGCATTATTTGATAACCAAGGTGTATCACCTAATACTTCAAGTCCAGGTGCTGATCGGTATCGTATAACTTTAACTATTGCGAATAAAGCTGATTTAACAAGTAGTGATAACTTTGTATATGTGGCAAAGATACAAGCTGGTGCCATTGCTACACAAGTTACAGGCATAGAAGACTATAATAAAGTAAATGATATTCTTGCATTACGAACACAAGAGGAATCAGGTAACTATATTGCAAAACGCTTTGAACTAGCATTCGAAACAAATGATTCAGATGCTACTAAGCTTGATTATAAAGTTAGCCGCGGTGTTGCATATGTAGATGGATATAGATCTATAGTAGATGCTCCAATTAGTATACCGATTTCTAAACCACGAACAACTATTTCGTCAAATAACAATGTCGTATCAGTCGACTATGGTAACTATTTAGAAGTTACTGGTAATAGAGGTATACCTGATCTTAGTGTATTTGAAAAGGTAAATTTACGTAGTGCTACAGGACATGGTGGTTCGACTATTGGTACTGCACGTGTAAGAGCAATTACAGAAGATGGTTCTAATTATAGAATTTATCTTTTTGACTTACAAATGAGTCCAGGTAATAACAGACAAAACACTCGTTCGATTGGTACAAGTGGTACAAACTATTTCAACGTAATTTTAGATAATAGCCAAGCGGCATTTAGAGAAACTGCAAATGACGTAATGTTATTTCCTGTTCCTAATGACAGACCACAAGCCGTATCAGATATCTCATTAACTGTACAACGTAGAGAAAACGTAACAACAAACGGTTCAGGTCAAGGTACTTTGACTGCATTGTCATCGCCAGGTGAAACATTTGCAGACGATGACTTATGGATAGGTGCTAACCCAAGTAGTGGTAATGCATTTGCTCCATCAATTGTTTCTGGTGGTAATGGTGGTACAGCTGCTCAAATCGGTACATCTCATAACAACGCAACTGTTAATGTTGCTTATTTTGTTAATAAAGCACAGGCATCAGTAAGAAACAAAGTTTTAACAGAAACGACTGAAACAGTAACTGCAAATGCAGATGGTCATTTAGAACTTAATTTTCCTGATATCCATGAAGTTTTAAGATTGACCACAGTAGATTCAGATGGCACAAGTGTTATGCCTCGATATACAGTAGATAATGGTCAACGTGATACTCATTATCAGCGTGGTAAAATGCAGAAGAAGCCAGGTCAAACAACACCGGCCGGTAATATATTTGTACGATATAAGTATTTTGCACACCAAGCTGGTGGCGATTTCTTTGCAGTTAACTCATATACAGGCCAAGTCGCATATAATGATATTCCTAATTATACAGCAACTGATGGAACAAGATACGAATTAAGAAACGTATTAGACTTTCGTTCATCTGTAAATCCAGGTACTACTTTCCCAGGTGATTTCTCAACTGGCGCTCGTATTAATGAACTACCTCGCGATAGAGATACAACTCAGTTTGATGTATCATACTATCAAGGTAAGAATGCAAGAGTTGTTATTGACCGATTCAATAATATAAGTGTATTAGAATCTGAGCCAGATCTTAATCCTCAGTTCCCACCTGTTCCTGCTAACTCAATGGAACTATACAGAGTTGAGATGAATCCATATACGATTCATGATTCTGATCTAAGCAAAGAACGTATACCTGCAAAACGATTTACAATGGCAGATATTGGTAAGTTAGAAAGCCGTATCGATAATCTCGAAGAAACAACAGCTCTTAACTTACTTGAAGTATCAACCGAAACTTTAGCAGTACTTGATGCATCTAATAATAACAGACTCAAAGCTGGTTTCTTCGTAGATAACTTTACAGATCAATCACGTTCATTTGTACAAGATGAAAATTATCAGGCTGGTATTGACTTAGTACAAAAAGTTGTACGTCCATGGCAAGCTCAAAATAATATCAACCTTAAGTATGATTCAGATAAATCTACAAATACAATACTAAAAGGTGATACAGTATATAAAACATACACACATGTAAATTATATAGAACAACCCTTTGCTACAGAAACAGAAAATATTAACCCATTTGCAGTTGTTGTAAATGAAGGTCTATTAGAATTATCACCTACCAACGATAGTTGGGTAGAACGAAGATATCTTGCTGATAAAGATAATCCACAACAAACAAGGGTTATTCCATCAACTACTCAACGTCCATTATTATTTAATGACTTTATCTTTAACTGGACTGGACAACAAGTAAATCTTCGTATGGGTCAACAAGTTGGAACACGAACATTTGATCAGGGCAGAGATAGAGTAACACAAACAGATAGAGTTATTGGTGATCGTTCAGATCGTGTATTAGTACGTGATCATTTAATCGATCAGGTCTTTATTCCATATATGCGTTCACGAAAAGTTTACTTCCGTGCATTTGGTCTAAAACCATCTACTCAAGTGTTTGCATTCTTCGATAATAAACCGGTTGCAAATTGGGTAAGAGCAGAAACATTTCAGCGTATTGCAAATGAAAGTACTGATATCGGTACTGAACACGCTCGAGCAACATCACATCCATCAGGTAGTTCAACACTAACTACAAATACAGAAGGATATGTTGCAGGTTCATTCTTTATACCATCTACATCAACTGAAAGATTTAGAACTGGTACAAGGGAATTTAAACTTCTTGATATCAGTTTGCCTAATGATGAAAACTCAACATCAATTGCAACTGCTCCATTTACAAGTACAGGTATATTAGAGACACGTCAACGTGAATATAATAATACGCGAGTAGTTACTATCGGTGGTACAGAAAACCGCCGGCGTCGTCGTAGGGCTGACCCACTAGCGCAGTCATTCATGGTAGATGACGAAGAAGGTGTATTCATCACAAAGGTTGGTGTAAGATTTAATACTAAAGATACTGTCGTACCTGTTGCATGTCAAATACGTCCAACAGTAAATGGCATACCATCGTCTGATGATATTGTGCCAAATGGTACAAAAGTATTATCACCATCGAGTGTTAACGTAAGTACAGATGCAACAACAATAACTAACTTCGAATTCGATGAGCCTGTATATCTTAACGGTAATACAGAATATTGTATTGTTCTACTTGCCGATACAACTGCTTATAATGTATTTGTTGCACGCGCGGGAGGATTACAAATTAATTCAACTGAAGCAAGGGTTGCAAAACAACCTTCTCTTGGTTCTATGTTCTTATCACAAAATGCACGAACATGGACACCAGATCAAGAACGTGATTTAACATTTACAATTCAACGTGCAGAATTTTCAGCCGCAACATCATATGCGGTCCTTGAAAATAGAGAAGTACCTAAGTTTATTTTAGATACTGATGGATTGTTAACTACTAACACATCTACTACAGTTGAAGCTCAAGCGTTAGGTCATGGACTTAGAGTCGGTGATCTAGTAATGATTAGTGGAGCCGTAGATACTGGTGGTATTACAGCCACTAATTTAAATGGTAATAGAACTATTACAGCAGTCGATGGTTATGGATTTAGATTTACGGCCGGCGCAGCGGCAACGTCAACAGTATTTGGTGGTGGTGCTGCTGTATCAATCATTCCTAATTATATGTTCGATGCTGTATATCCTATTGTCGAAACTTTAGTACCGCCTAAAACGTTAACAACACATCAAGCAAAATTTATATCTGGTAATTCATTAGCAGGAACAGAAACCACATACGGCAAAGATGCTAATTGGATTCCAGTGACTAACAATGCATTAACTGGTTTTGAATTTCCTAAGATGGTTGCAAACAGCGTAAACGAAGTAGCTAACTTAGCGTCAGGTACAAAGTCGACTACTTATAGAGTCAAGCTTGATACGTCATCTACAAAAGTGTCACCTATAGTTGATACACAAAGGACTTCACTTGTATTGACTCACAATATGGTCGATGATCAGGCTTCAGTAGTAACAACAGGCAAAAACGTACCGTTGAATTACGTAGCGGAAACTGATGTATTAGGTAATGGATCTATGTTATCTAAACATATTACGATACCAGTTCAACTTGCAGAAGAAGCTGTCGGAATGAAAATTCTCATAGCAGCCAATCGTCCATCAGGTACAGACTTTGATGTATTATTACGTACACACGACGGCGCAACTGATTCGGTATTGACCGCTCAATATTCTCCATTGAATAAAGAAGAGTCTGTACCAACTGATGACAATCCAGATGTATTTAGAGAATATTCATATTTACCTGGTGGTCAAGGTGGTGTATCTCCAGCATTTACTGCATTTCAACTTAAGATAGTATTTAAATCTACTAACTCATGTAAAGTGCCAGTTATTAGAGATATACGAGCTATAGCGATGGCTACATGATACCAGTAGAAGGAAGACCAGGATTAGTACGAGATCCAAGGTCAGGTGCGATATTGAATATAAATACTACAGAGATACGGGCAGCAAAGGCACGTAAGATCGCGATGGCCCAAGAGGAAGAAAGAAAAAAGCAACTGTTTGCTGATGTTGATGAATTAAAAGAAGATATGTCAGACATTAAAGAGTTGCTACTAACCATAAAAGAGAAGTTATAACATGGCTATTATTCAGGTAAATCTTACAGATACGATTAACAGTTTTCGTGTAAAGACAAATACGTTAGCGTTACAGGTAGGAGATACAGCATTACTCGATACATCGGGAGCTGACAGTAATACAGTATCATCTATAAACTCTCTTGATAGTGA